TAACCCCAGGAAACAGGAGATTAAAAAGATGAAACTTGATGTAAGAGAAAGAATTATTTTAAGTCAGATTTTACCGAAAGAGGGGAGTTTTACAAATTTGAAACTTATTCGTGTAATGCAAGAGGAGTTATCATTTTCTGAGGCGGAGAATAAGATTTTAGACTTTAAACAAGCGGAAGATCGACTTACTTGGTCAGAGGATACTGTTGAGCAAAAAGATATTGAGTTTGGAGAGGTTATAGAAAAGCTTATAGTAAGTAAACTAACCGAGCTTGATAAAGAAGAAAAATTAACAAATGAACACTTTTCTTTGTGTGAAAAATTTATGGAGAATTAAAAATGGTTAGTAAAAATAATTTACTTAACTCGGGAATCAGACACGAAAGAGAAAAGTTAAGTATCAAAGATTTTGAAGAAAATGGTTGGCCTAAGCGTCTTTATCACGAAGACTTTAGAGCTGGTAAAGTATTTCAAACTTTAATAGAACAAGAAGAACAATTTAAAGAGGGTTGGGTTGAATCTCCAGCTGATCTTCCAGAAGAAGTAGAGGAAAAGGAAGAAGATTTCTTTAGTGCGTTTGAAGATAAGAAACCGAAGACTAGAAAAACTAGAAAGACTAAAAAGACTAAAAAAGGATAAATAATTATGCAAGTTTCCGCAATATTAAAATCAGCTGCAAGAAAAATAGGTGTTGTTGCAAGTGGTGAATCGCTTACTTCAGACGAGCAATCCGATGCTTTGACTGCGCTGCAATCTATGTTGCGGTCATGGGCAGCAGAAAAGATTAATGTTTTTTCTTCAGTAAGAGAGAATGTTACTTTGGTTGCTAGCACGTCTTTGTATACATGGGGTACTGGAGGAACTATATCTACGGCAAGACCTAACCAGGTACTTAGTGCGTATATTGTAGATTCCTCCGGTACGTCTCATCCAGTAGATATTATTTCAGAGGGTAGATATAATCAGATTAGTTTAAAAACTCTTGTAAGAAGACCACACTCTCTTTATCCTCAGTACACTTTTCCAAGAGTAAATGTTTATTTATACCCTGTGCCGGATGCAGCAGAAACACTTACAATTACTAGTTTAAAACCATTTACAGAAACTAGTTCGTTTAGCTCTACATCTAGTACATTGTCTATGCCAGCGCAGTATGAAGAACCTATTATATATAATCTTGCTGTACGGCTTGCCCCGGAGTTTGGTAAGACCGTATCTAGAGAACTTGCATTAACAGCAATGAATTCGTATAATAGGTTAACAACACTTAACTCAGCAAATTATGTTGAACCAGTAAAAATTGTTCTACCAGTAAGTGCTTCTGGTGGTTATAGTATAAATTCTGATTCTTATAGGTAGGTAAAAGATGGAGATTCCCTTTGTCGGTGGAGCCTACGAAGGTAGGTCAAAAGATATTAACGCACAGCGGAGTATTAACTTATTCCCCGTTGTAGATAATGAAGATGCTAAATCTGTTGTGGCTATGTATGGGACACCGGGGAATACTGTGTTTTGCACCTCAGGAACTACGGCTATAGTCAGAGGCATGCACGTTATGGGTAACTATTTGTATTCGGTAGTTGGTAATACTGTATATCAAATAGTAGCTAATGGAACGCCGACAAGTCTTGGTGTTATTACCACAAGTACGGGGCATGTTGGAATGGCTGATAATGGTACACAACTTTTAATTGTAGACGGTACAGCTTTTGGGCATATAGTAACAACTGATACACTTACGGACATTTCTGATGGGGATTTTCCAACAGCTACTGACTGTGCATTTTTTGATGGGTATTTTATAGTTACTGTTGGAAGTACAGGGAGAATTAATATATCAGGTCTTTATGAAGGTACAACTTGGGATGCCCTGGAATATACTACAGCGGAAGCAGTATCAGATGATCTTGTTGGGATAGGTACTACGTCACAGAATTTATGGCTACTTGGTGAAAGGTCTGTAGAGGTTTATTATAATTCTGGTAATACAACATTTCCTTTTGCGAGAGTACCGGGGGCTATTACACCAATTGGTTGCGGGGCTGTAGATTCGATAGTAGAAATAAATGAAAAAATTTACTGTCTTTCGAATAAAAAGTCTATTATGCGGAGCACGGGGTATAGTTTTGAAATTATATCTACTCCGACTATTAACTATCAAATTTCTTCGTATGCAACTATCAGTGATGCGTTGGCATTTACTTATACACTGGAAGGCCGAGAGTTTTATGTAATTCATTTTCCAACTCCTGATAAAACGTGGGCTTTAGATGTTGAGTCGCTGTACTGGCATGAATGGCAAAGTCTTACGGGTTCCGTTGCAGGGGCATTTAGAGGAGTTACCGGTGTGGTTTTTAATTCTGCTCAGTTGGTAGGCGATAGTGCTAGTGGAAAAATATATACTCTTTCAATGAATACTTATACAGATAATGCTTTGAATATTAGACGAATAAGAAGAACACAAACTATAAACAAAGAAAAATTCAATGTAATACATCATCAGGTTGAGCTGGATTTTGAATCCGGTGTAGGGCTTGATGTTGCGTCAACTGCTGACGGGTATGACCCACAAGTTACTTTAAAGTGGTCAGATGATGGTGGAAATACTTGGAGTGACGGTGAAGCAGTTTCACTTGGTAAGTACCAGAAATATAGTACAAGACAGCGGTGGAGAAGACTTGGTAAAAGTAGAAATAGAGTTTATGAGGCAACTATTGAAACTCCGGTGAAGGTTGTTTTACTTGGTAGTTTTGCTGAACTAGAAGAATGTGGACATTAAAGGTGATATAAATGGGAATAGATTTATTAAGACCTCCTTTAGCTTCAACATTGTTTAATAAAGAAGGTAACATAACTCAAGTTTGGAATGAGTTTTTTACTTTGCTTGTTGGACAAACACAGATAGCTCAGATTGAAGATTTGTATGAGATTATAAATACTTCAGATGGGTTCTTTGCTGGGTCAGGTGCAACTAGAGTTCAGATGCAACCAGGTGTTGGCATATGGTGCGGGGCTGATGCAATTGGAGATGCTCCTTTTAGTGTAACAGTTGCAGGGGTTTTATCTGCTGCATCAGGTACAATAGGTGGGTGGACCTTATCGGCTACTACATTGTATTCTGCTAATATTGTTTTAGATCAAGCAAATGATAGGATTAGAGTAAATTCGTTGGTTATTGATGGAGCTAATGATAGAATACAATCAGATAATTATGTATCAGGATACCTGGGATCGGGGTTTACTCTTTCCCCAGATTTACTTGAGGTGGGTAATATAGCTTGTCGAGGTATATTTAGAACAAGTGTTTTTCAAAAAGATACTATTAGTGTAGTTGGTGGAAATGTTCTTGTAATGGGTGGGGATGTTTTGGCTACTGATATGACAGCGGATGATGATTCTACACTGACTATAGAAGGAAATGAGACGTTTGGTATAAATGATGTTCTTAGGATAAAAACAGGGGAACCGGGGGTACTTGGTGATGATGAGTGGTTTATAGTTAATAATATAAGTAATGCTCCTACGTATTCAGTTGCGAGAGATAAAGGTGGTAACTATGGGGCAGATTCAAATCCTATATGGACAAAGGGTTCAGCTGTAGTTAATTATGGTAATGATGGAGATGGTGGGATTTATATGACATCTTCTGAAACTAATGCCCCGTACCTTTCTGTGATTTCTCATTACGGCTCCCCGTGGTACGCAATAAGTACAAAGTTACGTCTTGGAAATCTTAATGGTTTTCTTGGTTATACTACAGATCTTTATGGTATAGCTATTGGGGAAGAATCCGAGTACCTCAAATACGATTCAACTAATGGACTTAGAATTAAAGGAACAGTTTTAATAGAATCTGGGTCTAGCATTGAAGGTGTAGATACCTCTGTTATATCAGGTTGGGTTCATCCGTCTGATACTACAAAAATAGATGGTGGAAGTATATATACTAATACAATTACAGCGGATATGTTTATATCTACTCTTTATGGTGATTTAAACCAGGCAATGAGTTATGTAAAAACTGTGCTTGGTGCTGGAGATGAGTATAGTAATGCTATAGACGATACGGATCTTTCGGATGAAACTTCGAGTCCTGTTACTATTGATGCTGATTCACATAGGGATTATGAATCTTCTGTTAGAATTGCAACGACAGTCTTATGGGATGAAGTTGGAGCAGTTTGGGATACAGGAACCTGGGATACACCGACTGAATCTACTGGGTCTATATATTTGCATGCTGATTTAGGTAGTTCACAAACAGTTCAAGCATCTTTTTTATATACTTTGGAAGAAGATACCCCGGCGTCTACGTCTTATACTCTTTCTGCAATTTATTCAACAGATAATATAAATTGGGGAACAAACGCTGCTTTTGATGATGATGTAGCTGAAGTATTAACTCCCGTGCAGGTTTCAGGAGATATTTATAAAATTTCAGGAACGCTTTTTACTTTTAGGTATGTAGCTATTTTTGTTGAGTTAGCTACTAGTAATACTGCACATAGAATTATATTACATAATATGATTATTTCAGGTAATGTAATTAATTTATTTAAACAAGTAACTGGACAGACAATAGCAGCCAGTGGTGGAACAACTATTAATTATTCTGGGTTTAATTCTACGCCAGCAATAACAGTAACACCAGTTGGAGCGACTGTGCTAGTTCCTTTGATTACTTCGCAATCTTCATCTTCAGCAACTATAAAATTATACAATATGTCGTCTACTGATGTAGGTGGTACTTGTAACATAACAATGATAGGAGTATAAAATGGCTTATGACGGCGGAAAACCTGCAACAGATGGAAGTCTTGTTTCGGCAGATATAAGAGAAAATTTTAGAGCATTAAAAGAAGATGATATTGTTGAGGGTGTAGTAGCCTTGGGTATAGTAGCAGGAATGGTTGGTGCTGGAGCTATTACCGAGACTAAGCTTGGAGCAGCTGCTGTTGCGCAGGCGAAACTTAAAACCAGTATGGGGAGTGTGAATGTAACAGGAACGCAAGCGAATATAACTCTTCCCGGAGGGGAATACGGTTTTTATCCTCAGACGAAAACTAATAGTACTAGTACAACTAGAGAAGTTCTTGCTTCAATAGCCGGTGGAGATGGAACTGCGGGGTCTACTTCTTACATTACTAATATCTTCCTTGGAAATGAAGACGCTTCGTTTATAGGTTATGCTCAGCAGCGCTATGTTACATCATCTGGTGAGGTATTTTGGGTTTTTATTCTTCGAGATAAATCTACTAAAGCTATAAAAGCTATGTACCAAGCTCCGGATCACCCGTGCTTTGGAAACGGTGGAGACCCGGTGATTGTTTCTCATCCGTTTAGAAGTTATGATAAATCAACTTATGAAATTATTGTTATTAATCCCTCGAAAGAAGAAGTTGAAGCTATGTATAAGATATGTGATGCTGTGGTGGGTAAAGATTTACTTGAGGTAATTATAGAAGAATATGAAGTAGATGAAAAAGCAAAGGCAGATTGGTCAACTATTCCTGTTACAGTTGGTTTACCAAGAAACTATGAAATTGGTAAAAGCGTTAAAACAATTAAAAAAGTTATTCCTAAGCCTGAATATATTAAAATAAAAAAGCTAAAGAAAAAGGTGGCTTAATTGAAACTATGTCTTGTTTGCCATAAGTATGGAGTACCACTTGATGATATGTGCTGTTATCCGTTGGGGTTTATGTATGTTTCAGCGGTGTTAAAAGCTCAGGGGCATGAGGTAAAAGTATTAAATTATAACCTCTATGACTATGATTTTGTCAAGGAAGTTAAAGATCAAGATGCTGTACTTTTTACTGGTTTTGAAGAATTTATGCTACCTATTGTAAGGGATGCTAAGATATGTAAAGATCTTGAAATTTATACAATAATTGGTGGAGCACTTGCTACGTTTATCCCGGAGATTATAGGGAAATATGTAGATCAGGTATGTGTCGGTGAGTTCGAAGAAACGTCAAATATTGACCATATCCCTTGGCCCGATTACGAGGGCTTCGGCATTGACGAGTACCATAAAAGGCATAGTAAAAGATATATGTCTATTTTAACCTCTAGGGGTTGTCCACATAACTGTACTTTTTGTTCACAGACCTGTGTGTTTAGAGTGCGGAAACTGGATAAAGTGTTTGAAGAGATTCAGTACTATAAAGATAAGTATAAAATAGATACAATAGTGTTTAATGATAATACTTTTAATTTGTCGAAGAAAAGGTTTTTGAAAATTTGTAGCTGGTTAAAAGGTAAAGATCTGGAATGGGGAGCAAGTCTTCGTTGTGACATCTTTGATGAAGAAATGGCAAAGGCTGCAAAGGACAGCAATTGTAGCTATTTTATTGTAGGAATTGAGTCTTTTAACCAAAAAAGATTAGATAAAATGTATAAGGGAATTACTGTAAAAGATATTTATAGAACTTTGGATTTACTGAAGAAATATAAAATTAACTACCATGGAAATATTCTTCTTGGCTTTGAGGATGAAAGTTATTTGGATATAGCAATGGAGGTTAATAAAATTCCAAAGGGTTATAATGTTTTTCCTACTTTGGTGCAGCCGTTTATAGGTACAGAGAATGGGAAGACTCGCTTACTGACTGATCATGAGGTGGAGTATTTAAATGAGAATTTTCTCGAATATATAATAGATCAAGGGCTGTATCAGTACCCAGTTCTTGGAAAACTAAGGGTGGTGTAGTATGATAAAAGAGTGGACTGCAAAAGATGGTAGAGAAAGCATGAGACATACTGAATTTATGAAAGCTTTTGAAGAAGCTAGTGGTATGGTTAAGGTTAATATACAATACGCTCATGCTAGGTATCAAGAGTTACTTGAATCTGGAATTTGTAGAGTGTTTTACGCCGAGACAGAAGATAAGATTATTCAAGGTTCTATAGGTTTTATTATTTCTAATGATTTACATGACGGGAAGAAAATTGCGATTGAAACTTTCTGGTTTGTTGACCCAACTTATAGAGGAATCGGTAAGAAATTATTTAATAAATTTGAAGCTGAAGCACATAAACTTGGTTGTGAAAAACTTGCTATGATTCATATGGTTGACTCGTATCCCGATACCCTTAAAGCTTTTTATGAAAAGAATGGATATAAATTACTTGAATCACATTATATAAAGGAGATTTAGTTATGTCAGTAGTTTCTGGAATAGTAGGAGCAAAGGCATCTAAAAGTGCAGCGAGGGCTCAGTCTGATGCGAGTGTACGAGCTGCTGAAATTCAATCGGCTGCTAGTGATAGAGCAATTGCAGCTCAAATGGATATGTTTGAGACTGGTAATGAATTGACTAAACCGTGGCGGGAAGCTGGTGAAAAAGCACTTGGTACGCTGCAGGAGAAAATTAGTGCTGGACCCGGGGAGTTTACTGAAGATCCAGGGTATCAGTTTAGGCTTAGCGAAGGTCAAAAGGCTATAGATAGAGATGCATCTAGGCAGGGGAATGTGTTAAGTGGTAGTACAACAAAAGCTGCTACACAATTTGGACAAGACTATGCTACGCAGAGTTACGATAATTTTCTTAACAATTATTATAAAAGTTTAACCCCGTTGCAGAGTGTTGCTGGTGTTGGACAAACCAGTGCGGGACAAGCTGCTGGAGCTGCGGTGTCTACAGGTGCTGGGATTGCGGGAACTGAAAGAGCTACAGGTAATGCCATTGCAGGGTATACTATAAATGCTGGTGAAGCTCAAGCAGCCGGGGATATTAATACGGCTAATGCTATTTCAGGTGCTTCGAGTTCAGCAATGGATAATTACTTGGCTTGGAAATATTTAAGTAAGTCAGGATAAGGAGAAATAAAATGCCAATACCACAATTAAATATACCGAAGTCTAACGCTTTAAATACTATTATGAAGTTTAAACAGCTTGGTGAGTATGATGAATCGAGTGCTGATAGAAAAGTTAAAGCTGGGCAGAGGAATACTATTTTTGAGTTGGAGAAACAAAAGCTAGAGCATGAGTTAAGTCCAGAAACACAGAATTTTATTAAGTTAAAGGAAGAGGCTGAATTAGCTAAAGTTAAAGCTGATGTGGTTGGTAAAACTCTTGATAATAAACAAAAATATGCGGAGAGTATTCAAAAAACTTTACTTGGTATACGAGCTAAACTTCGTACTGACGGTGGGGATCTGTTTAAATTTAAAGATATGGTTTTAAAAAATGAGGTTTTAAAAGATCATGCTTATATGATACCCGATATTTCTCAATTTGGAAAGTCAGATTCTTCCAGTGAGACAGGTTATCGGCTTGACGAAACAGCAATGAATAATTTAAAGTCTGTACTTTTGAATCTATCTTTAGACGCTAAAACTATAGCGGAAGGTGGAACAGCTGGAAAGCAAACAACAGTTTATATGCCGAATGGAAGAGGTGGGTATAACGCTACTGAGGTTAAGTTGAATTTAAAAACTGGTGCTACCTTTGATCCAGTTGCGTATGGTTTACCGGAGGGTACTGTAACAGCTTTACCGAAAGAAGTGAAAGCCCCGAAGACCAGGACTATTAAAAAGGGTACTGAAACAATTACTGAAGAGTTTGTTGGCGGTACTTGGAAAGAAATTGGTAGAGGCCCTTCGTTTAAGCCTACAGAAGAAAAACCTTTGACAGAGGCTCAAATAGCTGCTGGGAAAAGATCTGATACAAAAAGACTTTCAGATATTAGTGAAAAGTTTTCTAAGATAGATAAAAATGGTTACTCGATTTTAACTGATAAAGATGCCGGTTCAACTCTTGCTGAAGAACATAATAAACTTGCTGAAAAAGGTGGAAGTAAATTTAGATACGAGTGGAAAGAAAACGGCGTGGAAGTAGATAAAGATGGAAAGGTTGCTGCAGTACAAAGATTTTTTGGTGGTGATCCTGGAACAGAAACAATTCCTGGTTACGCTAAAGTAAAGGTTGGAGCTAAAGCAGATAAAGTAAAAACTGAGTTAAGTGCTGCAGATCTTGCAGTTTATAGAGAAGCTTATCCAGGTAAATCAGATGAAGAAATTAGAGCGGCGTATAGTAAATTATCTCAAAAGGAGTAAATCATGCCTACGTTAAAACTTGGTAATTTACCTGAACTTGATTTTAGTGGTGAAAAGTTTGGAAGTCTTCCGGAGTTGGATTTTGGAGAAAAAGAAGAAAAAGAAGAAAAGGGGCTTTTCTCTAAGTTTGGTGTACCAGAATTAAAATTTGGGGAACCTACTGAAAAGTTAAATATTCCTGCGTCTAATCAAATTCCTGACATTGAAGGTGAGATAGCTATACCAGTGGAAACACCGGGTCAAGTAGCTAAACAAAACGAAGTTACTCCTTTGATGAAAAGTATAGCTGATCCGTTTGGTGAGTTCGAAGACGAACTTGGTAAGATTAAGCAAAGAACTCCTGAAGAGCAGCTAATTGTACCGCCTACTGGAGAAGAGCTTAACATAGAAAATAAAAGTTTAACACAGCAGAATGAAGAAATAACTGATATTGCTGAAAAGCTTCAGTTTAAAGATAATGATTTAAGAGGTATGAGATTAGCACTGGAAAAAGAAAAACCTGAAAATAAAGAACAACTTGAAGGATACAACGCTAGAGTTGGTATGTATAAACAACTAGCTAATGATTTTACTACCAGTGTGAAAGAGTATAATAAAAGACTTAAAGTTATTGGTAAACAGAGTGAAGATTTTAACGCTAAAGTAAAAGAACATAATGATTTTTTAGCTCTTCCAGGACCTGAAGAATCAGTAAGAAAGAAACTTCAAGGAGTAAAAGAAGTTGTTGCTAATGTGGTTGCAGGTGCCGCTACGTTTATACCAGTTGGGTTAGCTAAATACGGTACTATTGGAGCTTATAGGCTTGCGGATTATTTAGGTTTATACCCCGAAAGTGAAAGAGTTTCAGATGAAGTTATAGAAGACTATAAAAAATTTATTGATGATAATGTTCCTAGTCTTGGCGGAGCTTTAACAGCTAAAACGCAACTTGGTCAGAAAGCTCTTGAGAAAATTGCAGTACCTTTTGAAAAGTTACATGATTTTGCTAAAAACAAAGCTAGATTTATAGATGGAGAAAAGTATCCGAATCTTAAAGAATTTGCTACGTTTGGTGTTGAAGTCTTTATGTTTGGTCTTGTTGGTAAAGGTGCTAGAGATGTTAAAGCAAAAATTAAAGAACATACGAAGATGTATGAGACTATAGTAGAAACTATTGAAAGAGATATTCCTCCAGAAATGATGCAAAGTGAGCTGATTCGAAAAGGGGTTGATAAAGGTATTGCAGCTGAAATAGCTATAGCTATGAAAGAAAGACCGGTTACTGCTATTATTAGTGAGAAGGTTAAGATACAAAAAGATAAACCAGTTATTGCTGCACTTAAAGAAAGACTTGGTATGGAACCAGGGGAGCAGGTTCAAGTTGGTAAGAAATTTGACAGAAAAGTAGATTTGAAAGTAAAAAAATTACCGGAACGTGATTTTAAAAGAGCAGCGAAAAAAGAAGTAAAAACTGAAGTAAAAGAAGTTAAATCTGATCTTTCAGGAGAAGCTTTTGATATAGCCGAGAAAGCAGCAGATGTTAAAAGAGCAAAAGTAGTACCAACTAAAGACCTTAAACCTGAACAAAAAACTTTTATAGAAAAGAGAGTTCAAAAGCTTGGTAGTCTTGAAAAAGTTAAAAAAGAGTATAAAAATGATGATCCTGTAAGTATCTTTGCCAGAGAAACTGCGGCGAAGGTTTTTGGTGGAGATGCTGATATTAAGGGATTAAAACCTACGATTAAAGTTATCCCGTTGTCCACTGGGTTTAAGGTTCAGGGCAGGGGTACGGATAAAGCTGGTAAGCTTGTTGGGTTTAAACATAAGTGGCAAGCAGTTAGAGATATGAAAGTTGCAGCTAGGAAATCTGGTGCTGATCCGGTGGAGTATGATGTGGTTGAAGGTGACAGTGGATGGACTTTTCAGAGAAGAGAGATTAAGGTTGAAAAGAAAGTAAAAATTCCTAGTAAATTATACAGAGGTTATGCTAAAGGAAAAGAGTTTAGAGGTGAAGGAAGCCCTATTTTCTTTTCAGTAAATAAAAAATCAGCTACTGGTTTTGCTAATGCGTCTAAACATCTTGGAGAGCCGGTAGTTGGAGAATATTCTGTTGACATTAAGAACCCAAAAGTATATTCAGGTCCACTAGAGAAAGGTAGATCTACTTTTGCTACGGGTAGTAAACAAGTTAAAGAACTTAAAAAAGAGGGTTATGATAGTGCGGTTTATGTTGAAAATGGAGTAGTTAAAGAAGTAATAACTTTTAATAAAAACCAGGTAATTAAAAAAGAAAAAGTTTTTTCTTTACAAACTCTCGGAAAACCCGGTTATAAGAAAGGTAAAATAGTTCCTTGGAAGATGGAAAGCTTTGCTATAAAAGCTGCTGAAAAAGCCGGTGAAAATTGGGAGGTTAAAAAACTTGGTGAAAAATCTTTTGTAATTGAAAAGTCGGGAGAAAGGTCAAAAATTGACCAAAAGTCTGAGAATATAATTGACGAAGCGAAAAGAGTACCAACAGAGCCACCATTGGATTATAAGCCAATAGGAATTTATAACAAGAATTCTGGTATGATTTTTAAGCCGTCAGTAGAAGAAATTGGAAGCTTTACAAATCCTCTAACTTTACATTTTGACGGGACACATAGTGAGTTAGTAAACGCAGTTGATTTTAAATTAGCTTTAGATGATACAGCTGGGATGAAAAAAGCTTTAATTGATTTAGGCTATGATAGTATACAGTTTGTTAAGATTAAATACGGTAAAGTTTATTATAATGGGGATAAGATTAGTATTAAAAAGCCGGGATTAAAAGTTGAAAAGCCAAGTAGA